CAGTGCAGGGCAATGTGACAGGCAGTGTCAACAGCGTTGCCACGGGAGTTACGGTTTCGATAAACAACGATAAAACTGGATACCGTCTAAGCACCTCGGGTGTAGATGATATCTGGGATGAACCCCAAAGCGGCCACACCGGCACGGGAACTTTCGGGGAATATTTGGATGCTCACATTTCATCTGTTACGGCGCCCACAGCGGCAACGGTCGCCAGTGCTGTCTGGGAAGAAACGTCAAATCATGTGACTGATGGCACAATGGGCAAAAAATTAAACGACGCCGCATTGGCGGGGAACCCATGGGAAGCGGCCGGTATTTGCGACGGTCTCACCGCTGGCCAGTGCTTAAGTTTTATCAAGGACTCAACGGACGGCGATAAAGAGGGATCCGACTACACCGGAATCGAAAAAACCATCCGGGCGCAGAGGTAAGTATGGATTACATCCAGGTCAATAAAACGCATACGGAAGTGATTGGCATTCCTGAATCGCAAAGCGGCCATGCCGTGACATTTCAAGTTTATAAGGCCAGTGACAATTCTTTGTTTGCCTCCGGTGCGGCAGTTTATGTCGGCGGCTTGAATTGGAAAATCAGTTTTACTCCGACTTCTCTGGATGTGTATGCCATCGACGTTTTTAATCAAGATTTGGATGTCACGTACTCAAGGAGCGTTCAGGCAGTCAGCAGTGTCACATTATCCCAGCCGGTTGAAGAGGAAGAAGTAACGCCGACAACCCAAGAACTGGTTGAGTTAATTGACAAAGCCATTGCGATGAGGTTGCGCGGCGGGGCCGTACAGTCCTATTCCATCGGCGGGCGCAATTTACAGTATATGACGCTGTCCGAACTTAGAAATCTGCGCGCTGAATTACTGAGTCAATTGGCCGCACAGAAAGGCGGCGGACGAAATTATGCAAAGTTTGTCGATCCAGACTAAAAAGACATTTTCGGATAGGGTGGATGATTTCATTGGGGTCTTTTCGCCTTATGCGGCGGCCAGGCGAAAGTATTTTCGTTTTTTGACAGGTTCACTTTTGGGCGCTTACCGGGGAGCGGATATCGGCCGTTTAAGAGGCTCTTGGATCCCGGGTGGAGGGTCAGCGGATTCTGATCTGCACCCGGACCTTTCCAAACTGCGGGAACGAAGCCGGGATTTGATTCGCAATGACGGCATTGCCTCAGGGGCAATCGATACCGTTATCACCAACATCATTGGATCAGGCATTCAGATGCAGAGCCGCATCGACAAAGATACGTTGGCCGTTAATGAAGAGATTGCCGATAAGCTTCAGAATCAGATCGAACACATCTGGGACCGATGGGTGCCCCATGCAGACGCCGGGAACAGGTTGAGCTTTTACGGGCTGGAGGAATTATCCGAACGGCAAAGGTTCATTAATGGAGAGTCAATCATCGTTCCGCTTCACATAACCAATTCAAAGAAAAAAAGACCGTATTCACTGGCATTGCAAACAATTGAATCCGACAGATTAGCCACGCCGAGCGATTTAACAGCTAACAAAAACGTTCGGGCCGGGGTGGAGGTCGGCGAGTACGGCGAGCCGGTTGCTTATTTCGTCCGCAAGAACCATCCGGGGGATTTTCTGTATGGCCGCCGGTACGGCAATTCCAGCGAAAACTTCGTCAAGTATCCAGCCTTAAACGATCTGGGTGATCCAAATGTTTTTCATTTGTACCATGTGAAACGTTCCGGGCAGACCCGCGGAGAACCGTTTTTCTCGCCCGTACTGAATATGTTCAAAGACCGCGTGGATTACATGGAAGCGGAGATCGTTGCCGCTCGGGTGGCGGCGTGTTTTGCGATCTTTATCAAGAAGACCAATTCTTACGAAGTCAGTCTGGCGAGGTCGAAATCCGAAAGCAACAAGCGTGTCGAGGAATTAAGCCCGGCGATGATTGAGTATTTGAACGAGAACGAGGAAATCCAGCCGTTTAATCCGAACCGTCCGGGCGGGACCTTCGGCATATTCATGGAGAGGGTCCTGCGCGACATATCCGCGGGGTTAAACATTCCCTACGAGATTCTGGCCAAGGATTTTTCAAGGTCGAATTATTCCAATACCCGGGCGGCACTGCTGGAAGCGCGCAGGTTTTTTATGATGCAACAGCGGTTCGTTTCGGAGAACCTTTGCCAGCATGTTCTGGTCATGCTTTTGGAGGAGGCTTATTTAAAAGGCGAACTCCCGATTCTGGATTTTTATCGCAACCGCGATGCTTACGTGCGGACCCGCTGGATTGCTCCGGGATGGCAGTGGGTGGACCCGGAAAACGAAGTCAAGGCTTCTGTAGATGCCGTGGACAACAACCTTTCGACTCTTGCAGAGGAGGCGGCCAGCCAAGGTCAGGACTGGGAAGAAAATCTGGAACAGCGCGCCCGGGAACTTAAAAAGATCAAAGATTTGGAACAGAAATACGGCATTGATATGAACGTCGATAAAGAAAAGAAACCGGAGAGAGTGACGGATGGCAAAAAGCCGGAACCTCAAGGGCAAATCGCCCCGCAGGAAAACTAAAGTCCGAACGATATCGTTGATGAGGCCAGCATGCATGGAAATGGCCAGGCATATCGAAATCGAAATTTCAGAAAACGAGGATGACGATGAGCAAAATTTTAATCGAAGAAGACAGACTTGAAAAAGCTTTCGGAATCAAGGAAGGCAAATCCGGCATCGATCGGTCTTATGAAGACGACCATTACAAAGGCGTCATCAAAGGATTTGCCGTTATCACCAAAGGGTTTGTGAAAGACAAACGAGGATGGGCAATTGATGACATCACCCTTGAGCAAACGGTCGCGGCCGGGAACATGGTTGCAGGCGGTGCTAAATCGCGTTTTGGCCATCCAAACATATGCAATGACGCATTTGGAAAACTTATCGGCAGGGCAAGGAACTTTCGAAAGGACGGTGATGTTGTCCGGGCAGATCTTTATTTAAATAAAACGGCATATGGAGCACCGGCGGGCAAGCTTGCTCAATATGTTTTGGATTTGGCAGAGAGTGATCCCGAAGCATTCGGGGCCTCTATCGTTCTTCAAGATTACGACTTGGAGTATGCGGTAGAAAAGAACGGTGCCCCCAAGAAAGACAAGGACGGTAAAGAACTCCCGCCCATGTTGAGGGTCAATTCTGTACTGGGGATTGATATGGTGGACGAACCCGCGGCCAACAACGGGATATTCAGCAAAATTAACCACCCGGGTCTTGAGCTCTCGGCCAAAGCCACGGAGTTTTTGAATAAACTTCTCGACAACCCCGATGCGCTGGAATTCGTGATCGCTTTCTTGGAAAGATACCGGGTCAATCGGGCTGACATAAATGAGGTTAAAGTACAACCCAAACAGGTTTCAAATCAGAAGGAGGAGAAAGGGATGGAGATAAAAGAGCTAACGGTAGAGGAGCTGAAAAAGGAACGGCCGGACATGGTTTCGGTTTTGCAAAGCGAAATCGTCAAGGATGAACGGTCCCGGTGTTCCGCCATTGTCAAGGCGGCAAGCAAAGAGTTTGCCAGCATGGGGATGGAGGCCATCGTTGAGGAGGCCATCGATAACGGCAAGACCGTGGATGCGGCCTTGGCGGCCATGCGGGGGAAGCGTCTTGAGGACTTGAAGCAGAACGCCAACAAGACTCCAGGCGCCGACAAAGGCGATCCGGAAAAGAAAAAGAGCCACTTGGAGGTTGCAAAGGAGTATCAAAGGGAGCATAAGTGCAGTCTTCAGGAAGCTCTTAGCCTGACGGCTGAACCAAGGGAAAAGTAAATCATCAAAAAGTTTGACCTTTAAAACATAGGAGGGATTACATGTCACAGGAAAATTTGGGATCAAAATCTTTCGTTGCCGGTGAGGATTTGGAAGCGTACCGCCGCGTCAAGCTTACCGGCGGGAACGTCGTCTACGCCGATGCCGGAGAAGAGTTTATCGGCGTTACCGGACATAAGGCCGTAAGTGGAGAGCAGGTCACGGTCAATTTAAGGTCGGCGTCACGGACCTACAAGATGGTAGCCGCGGGCGCCATCACTGCCGGGAATACGATTTACGGCGCCAACGACGGCAAGGTGCAAGCCTCGGCGTCCGGTGTTGCCCAGGGCGTGGCCATTGAAGCGGCCACAGCGGATGGAGACATCATTGAGTGTTTCCAAAATAACGGCGCGGCTGGCGCCATCGATGGAGCATCCACCGCCATCGGAGATCCGGCCGCCAACGGAGCCGTTCCTGTTGTTTTTGCCAAACAGGGAATCACCGATGCGACCACATCCCCGGTAATCGTAACGGCACCGTATAAATTCCGGATCATCGATTGGTGGATCATTTCCCGGGATACGACAGCGGCCAACGTCAAATTGATCAACGTCAGCACGGACGCGTCGGCTGTCAAAGCCAAAGGAACGACCAACGATGCCATCGTCCGTGGCGGGGACATCATCAACGCTCAAAAGGACGTGGCCGCTGGCAACGCCTTAAAAGTCAACGCCAGCGCGGCCGCGGCTTTCGACATTTTTGTTGCGGCGATCAAAGTCAGCTAAAAAATTAATCATTTAAAATTGGAGGGACCTTAACATGCCAGTCGATCAAGTAGGAATAAGAGCAACGCCGCGGTTGGATTTAGGCGCGGCGTTGGAGGAGTACGTGCAGAATGCCGGTGATTTTATCGGGACGAAATTGTTTCCGATTTTCAAAACACCGCAAAAAGCCGCTAACTTTTCCGCTATAACGCGAGAAAGTTTGACGCAGACACCAGACACCAAACGCGCGCCCAACGGGAAATATAACCGTGGAAGTATCGGGGCAAAGGACGTCGGATACAGCTGTGAGGAAAACGGTTTTGAAATGCCGCTGGATGACGGCGAACGGAAGAATTACGCCAAGGATTTTGATGCGGAGCTGGCCGTTTCTAAAGCAGCCATGAACATCGTTCTGCGAGGGCAGGAATCTCGCATTGCCGCGGCCGCGATAAATACGTCCGTATTCACCGGGGCGGCTCTTTTGACGGACGTGTCCGGAACCAATCCTTGGAACGATCCTGCCAAGGACATCATCAAAACCATAAGGGATGGAAAAGCAAAAATCAGAACGAACTGCGGCATGTTGCCCAACATGCTTTTGATGAGTTATACGAACCTCAATTTGTGTTTGGGCAATAACGGCATCAAAGATGCCATCAAGTACACCGCACGGCCGACAGAGGCTGAAATTATCAATGCCTTAAAAGACCTTTTCGGTGTTCCCAATATTCTTATCGGCAATGCCATCAAAAACAGTGCCAAGGAGGGGCAGGTGTTTTCTGGGGCTGATATCTGGAGCTCGACTTATGTCTTATTAGCGATATCTGCTCAGGACGGCCAGGATCCAACACAACCTTCTCTGGGCAGAACGTTTTTATGGGCGAATGACAGTCCGGAGAATGTGATGGTTGAGCAATACCGTGATGAGTCCATTCGTTCCGATGTTTTCCGTTCACGCCAGCATACAGATGAGCTGTTGCTTGATAAGTATTTCGGGCATCTTTTAAAAGTCGTTTAAACCGTAATGGAGATCCCGGGGACCTGTTGGGTCCCCGGGATTTTGATATGAGCTTTAAAGACAATCTAAAAAGAGATGTTTTGAATTCGTTTCTTAACACGGATGAATTCGCCGAGTTGATCCAGTATACGCCTAAAGGCGGATCTGCAAAGAC